GTTTTCGAGTTTTAGGAAAGAACGCGAACCGCGCGTCATATTCAACGCGGAAGTCGAAGCCGATTGTGCCACTTTTATCGGCGCTCTCTGCTATGTATTTCAGAATATCAAAGACCGGACTATTCTCGTATTCCAAGAGGGTATATGTGGTGTCAGTCTTCTCGATGAGGTCGATCCACACCTTTCCGTTTGCTGCAACCGTATAGGTGTGCGCCAGGTTGTTAACCATCGTCACCGTGTTGTCCGAGACGGAAGCCACCTCATTATACTCCCAATTGGAGTCATCCTCAATTTTCACCAGTTGCCCAGCAGAAAAGAGCGCGCCATTTGCCACGACGCAGTCTTTCTGATCGGCAGCGGCATCCGATGTCAACGCGCTATTTGTTCGCACATGGCATAGACCGACATAGGAATCAATTAAGTCTCGGACAATGGCTTCGCCCTTCTGATTCTCATAGATCTTTGTCACCACTCGACGGAAGATTTTCTCTCCCCAACAACGCCCTCGCACCCGAATATAATTGTCAACAGGCGTGGACTCCGGCTGAACCTCTTCAACTCGCAACGTTAGAATGAGAGGACAATTCGAGCCCCGACCAATACTGATGCTGCCGTTATCGCCCACATTGATCGGGTTAGTCACGGTGTATTTCTTCTCGAAATTCTGAAGGAGACAATTAAAACTGGAAACCTCTTTCGTGCAGCCGAGATGAACATTTAGCTCGAGAATGTCTCCTTGCGGAGGCGCCACTGAACCAAAAACCACAGCAGCAACTGGAATCGCGACACTCATTCAATTCCACGCCTACGGAGCTCTTCCTCACCAGCCCGACGGATGTTACGAGTATGCATCGGCATTTCAGATACCGTGGCATTGTATCCTTTGACGCTAGTAGTTGCAGCATTCATTTGAGATGAAAAATGCCACATGGCCGCTGCAGCCGCAACAATCACCGCAATACCGACACCCGTTAAGGCCAGAAACGTCGCGTAGCTAATGTTCAGGGCATTTTGAGCCGCAGTAGCAATCCAACATGCCCCAGCATAGACTTTCTGCGCTACGGCCACCCCTGTACTGGTCCGCATAAACATGCCCAATGCAGTAATGGCGGAACCTAAGCTAGAAAGCCAGCGAGTCTGCTCAGTCGTCAACATACCAAATTGATGACCCAAATGAGCAACGGCGACACTTGCAGCGCCGAATCCAGCAAACTTTGTTCCCGCTGCCTTAATCTTGGCACCCAAGGTTTCGGCGTCAGCAGCAATTTTGGTAAACTCGCCACTCGCTCGATTCACTGCTCGAATGGTGATGGCCATTTCATGAAAACTCACTGTCTAGAAGCCTCCTGAATGGACCGTCTAATCGCTCGGTTGATTCTGTTGATGAGGCTCTGCATCCGCAGTTGAACAGCATTGCTCAGAAAACGACGACCCTTAATGTAACGGGTTCCCAGTTCTTGATAGATAGCATAGGAAGCAGTGGCGCCAAGCTGAATAATCCAGTCCTTGACCGTTGCATAGATGCTGTTTCGTAGATAGCCAGTTCGGACTGGGCAATTTGCTCTTGCGGTGTTTTTCATGATTGGAGCTTCAAACGTCATTTCATCATGAACATTCTGTTGCATGCCTTCATCTAACCGATCCATCTTCTCTCTCAATTCTGGAAGGCCCTCGATGTGCATCTCCATCTCGACTGACATTACTGCTGTTTTGCCTCCCGCTTCGCCTTCTTTATTTCCTCCATGGTTTGCTGGTCCATCTCAGTCAAAATCACGATGAACCCTTGGACCGTTTTGGCGGGCTGACGTGCAAGCTCCTCTGGAGTCCAGCCGAATTCTTTGCAAAGACGGAATTCCGTGAGCTTGGGATGCGGTGTTTCACGTCTCATCGCCCTCAACAGTTTTTTTGCTCTTCTACCGTTATACCGCATAGTCGATTGACCGTGTTACTCAGGATCTCGCCGAGACCTATTGGAACCCCGTCTTCCTCGCCTAAGAGCTTCTCAAGGGTGATCGGCTGACTCTTCGGTTGCTCCTTTAGGCTAGCACAAATCGTCTCGGCTTGGATGGCCACATAGTCGCTTTTGATGACTTGCCCCGAAATCGGATGGTATTTCGTATGTTTTTGGATGATGCGGCTGCGCCTAGCCCACGTGATCTCTTGAAACACGTATTTGCCAGCGTATTCCTTGCCAAATCGCCCGTCTATTTCAATTTCCTCGTTTCGCATTGTGTATTCTCTCCATAACGATGAGGCGACTTTCAATGGCCGTGTGAAAGTCGTCAAGCAGAATGTCTTGCTCTGTTTGTGGCAGACGTAGAATGCGCTCACTGATCTGTGCCCACAATCGGTTCCATTTTCGCTTTAACTGAGCCACGCGACCAAAGTTTAGAACATGCACTTCAAAAGAGTCTTTCATGTTATCCAGTCCCTACGACGACGATTGTGAAACTGAAGGCATCAATCCCTGACACCGCTTGGTCAACATCGAGAACAAACGTTATGAAACGGTATCCGTCAACTGCAATCTCGTCTCCGGCATAACTCCAAGTTAGGGCAATGGAGTTAGAGGCATTCGCGGGTTGCCAGTCTTCCGTGGTCATGCTTAACGTAATAGGAATGTTGCTCTTGTTCACGATGTAAGCTGAGAAGTTCTTGCTTTCCCCAGGTTCAACAAGGCCCCAGTCGATTTGTGCCACGGCTACTGTGAAGTTAATGTCCTTGTAGATGCCAACGCCAACGACCTTGATGCGAGCGACGTTTTCGATGCGCTGTGTCCACTGCATAACCGCCAGGGTTGACACTACACCAAGCAAGAACGTAAAAGCACAAGTTGTTACGAACAATTCTTTTCTCAATTCAGATGCCTCCTTAGCTGATGGTCACAGTTTTGGCCACAAATGGCGCCTTCAATGCGATGAGATCCTCAATTCGTGTTGGCGTGCCAACTCTTTCCCATTTGCAGTCCGTGAACACCGCCTTGTTCGTGCTGCCGAGACCAATCTCCAGCGTAAACGCTAAGTCATTGATGACATCATCATACTCTTCTTTCGCCTCGAACTCGAAGGTCAGTTCCCCAGTTAAGGTGCGATGGCGTTCTTGGAGATATTTCAACAAGTGTCCATTGGTGGTGCGGATCACGGGCACCCGTTTCAGATGGTTCTCGATCACGAATTTCCAATCAGTGACCCGCTCGAGGGTGGCAGCTTGCTTCTTCACATAACTTTCATAGAAAGCCACCGGGTTTTCTGACCAGGGCGTATAGCTGTTGCCAATCTTCGCGGTTCCAACGACCAAGTTTTGACCGATGAGTTCTACATCAGACCGTACGACGTCTTCAATTGAACATTTCACCGTGGTGCGATTGACTCGGCATCCTTTGTGCAGCAAGGATATGGTGCCGCCGGTCTTTTCATACCACACTTCCAAGCTCATGGAGCCTAAGGTCATGGCAAAATTGAGCAACTGGATGTTTTGCAGGGCATAACTCATGCCGACGTCCACGCGTCTCAGACCCTTGCGGATGTACTGGAGGTCTCGAGAGCCAATGCCACGCACTTTGATTAGCCCTGGATCGATAGCGGGATCCACATTCTCAGCGGTCAGAATCTCAATCATGTCTGGAGTGGCTGGCGTTTCGCCGTAGGTCGCCTCCGAGATGTAGGCGGTTCCTCCCTCATGCGCGCCGTATGGTTCAGACAGGTTTTTCCATCCTCCTTCTTACGTGATCATGACAGTTTCAAACAGCCAGGTTGTGAGGACAAATTCAGTTCTCAAAATAATGGGCTTCACGTCCACACGATCGGCATCGCGGCTCGGTCCAAGATCCGCGTAGGTGATACCGTGAACGGTTATGACGCACTCTACATAGTCGCAGTAAATTACGGCGTCCGTTTCTCCGTCACTTGGGTTGGTGGTTCGCGCCAGTAGATAGAGATACCCATCGGCATCAAGATAATTTGCGAGTGCAGATGTCAACGTGATAGCGATGGTTTCATCTCCGCCACTCGTGCCAGACTGGGCGCTCTCCCACGCTTCCGACGTGAAATTCCACACTTTGATGGTGACGCCGTTTCCTCCAGGAGCCGTGCCATACCCCTCAAAATTCAACTCAATGCTCGTGAGGACGCTCGGCTTCACAGTGGTCTTAAATCGAAACAGTAGCAATGCGTATTCTAGATCTACATTCGCAGATTTGGAGTGCCGATCGTCGTCGCTATACCAGATCTTGTTGTATCCGGTCCCTGGAATTTCACTCCATTCAGCGTCGTCAGGGCTCAACTCGCTGGTTGCAGCAGCCTCATAGGCCTTGTGCGTTTTGCTGGCAGTGCCGAGATTCCAGAACGTGTACTCAGTAATGTAGGGCTTCGTTCGTTTTTCTCGTATGATTCGTGCTATTTCCTGCTGCAGTTTGTTACGAATTGATCGGCCTGATTCTGCAGCGTCCGATTTTTCAAGCACCCAGATATTGACTCGAGGAGAACCTATGGTTAGACGCTTCGTGCCGGATGTTCCGATTTTCCGGTCAACACGTTCACCACCGCTAACGGTAACTTGGGCGTCGTAGGTTTTCAAAAAGTCCCGGTCATACCACGCTTCGCTCACATGGACATTGCCAACGGATCCGTCATCCTTCACGAGGCGCATGTTCGTATCTAACAATCGCACAAGAGTGGTCACGACGTCTTCAAGGTCTGCCACTATGTAATGAGCCTCCTGCAAAACGCTTTGAGGTACAGGACATCACCTTTGAATCGAAAGTCCTGCACGCCAATGACTTGGTAGGAGATGGACTTCCAGACGACTTTGTCATGATGTTTCAGCGGAGAGAACACGTACACCGTGAGATAATCATCAATGACGTAGCCCGGTTCCAGCAGAATTTCTCCTGACCGTGTAGGATTGACTATGGCTTTGATCTGTACGCCTTCGGCATACGATGCTGTTTCCCCAGGAATGACCGAGTAGAACGTGATGTGTTCACCATAAGCGCTGAGGATCTGCGTAAAATCATTGCTGATCGGCGAATACTGGAGCAAGTAGAGCCCCAGCCACGACACCGTTACGACGGACTTCTTGTTTTCCACAGGTGTATAATCGCTGAATGTTGGACCCCAATACATGAAGGCGTCTGCGTGCAGTTCCACGAGCTTCTTGGCATACTCATAGGCGATCCCATCATGCCCTTTCCGTAACATTAGTGCCAAGATGCCTGAAGTGACTGCATCATAATACGCGCAGTCTGGCTTTCTGTTGACTACATCTAAGTATCCTGGCCAGCAGATGGCGGGTTGATAGGCTGGGTAATCAATGGTGGGGCTGATTTCGCTGCAGTAGCGGAACACCTTTTCAACGGTTTCGCTCCAGCCTTCATGTACATATAGAGCATGTAACGCATAGCTGTAATCATCATCATAAATCAGATTCTCCGGCGGGACACCAGGAGCCCGGTGCCATGCGCCGTCACCAGACGGAGGAGGCTTATAGTACAGCCAGAAATCCTTGATGCCGTCACGGTAGAAATTCAGCGCGTCCTCCAGCATGGTTTGATACGTCGCATCTTCCGTTCGTGTGTAGAGTTCTTGTAATCCGATGAGCCCATAGAGGTCCACGATCCACATGTCAGGACCCCAGTCATCGTTGATATCCACCCACTGCGCAAAGCCGCCGTAATACGTGTCATGCTCACCTAAGACGCTGGGTCGATGTTGCATGTTATACAGGAAGGTTCCCCCCGCCAAGACCGCCGCAGTGTAGTAGTCCACGTCATTGGTGAGGTCATACGCTTTCAACAGGGCTGGAATCGCACGATGTGCATCAATAGCGTAGTAGAAGTCGCTGCTATCCTTGCTTTGAACCCCCCCATACGCCTCCTTCGTGTTATTGCCACATTGAATCGAGAGCAGATAATCCGCCAAGGCAACAATCTTATTGTAGATTTCCGTCTTGCTGCCAGCGAACTTCGAATCAGAATAACACTCATACAGAAAGTCGATGGCATGAGCTGCTGCAGCAGGTCCTCGTCCCCACTCCTGATCGACACCAGATCCGGGAATATAGTAAAAATAGGGGGCATATTGCATCACAAAATCAAAATAATCGTCCAACGCGGTCATGCTGATACCACTCTGAAACTGTCGCTTATTTTCAAGGCTTCAATCATCTTCAGCACACGTTGCTGCAAGAACGCCGGCGAAGGACTTTCAACGCCACCTGTGACTTCTCTGACGCTTAAATCGCCAAGCGTAAAACTGGTGCCCGACGCCGATCCGCCAGTCAGATAGGTAAGGCAGTACAGCGCCGCTAGATCCGTTATACACGCTGCCTCAGCCTGTGTGCAGTTGTTATAATCAATGGTGAGCCCTGTCTCAAGCATCACTTCAGCACACGCATCATCAATGAACTCGGTGACGACTGAATCACTAATGTCTGAGCTCGAGAGGTTGATGCGATTGCGCACCCGATCTGGAGTGATCGACGCCAAACGAGTTCTGGCCCCAACAGAACACTGGAAAGGAGCCTATTTTAGGCATTCTCACGAAAAATAAGCCTGAAAATTTGAGGCCTAAAATTTCAGCCCAAAACTCAAACGTTTCTCGAGACTGCGCTCGCACAAAACATCTTAACGGCATATGATATGATTTATATGCGCACACGTTGATGGAGGCCCATTATTATATGGATCCTTTCCTCGGATGTATTCGATTAACGAGTAGTATTCGGTTATTGTGTAGGTGTTGTCGGTCGGGTCCATGTCACCATTCAGTATTGCTTCAGCAGTTATCTGGTATGATCCCCAAGAGGGGGACCATTGGAAGGTTACTGCAGTTTTAGCTCCGCTCGCTAGAGTTACAGTTTGGGTTCCAATGAGGGGATCAGTGATTCTCTTGTATGAGACGCTGACATCGAAGGTTTGCGTGTCTGTGCCTTGATTTTCAACTACCACAACGATGTCGTTTTCGGAAGCTGTAAGGTCTACGACGGCAGTGTCAGCCAAGAAAAAAGTGAACAAAATAGTAGCCATTAACCGGGTTGCCCCCAACGGCTCTCACTGTAATCCAAGATTCAAGCCAAGTTATCCAGCCGCTAGGATATGTTAGAGTTATGCTATCACCAGGTCCGAGAACATGTGTAGTTTGTGGACCATAAAGAGCCCAGCATTGTTGTACTTCTAAAAGCGCTCCAGACAACGTTCCTTCATTTGTAACCGTTATGGTTACAATATGTTCACCGGGAACCGTGTCGTTGTATATGCATAGGGTTTCACCAAGATTGACTGAGAACGTTCCAGAGCCAAATCCAGGTCTACCACCAAGCGATATGAATCCTTCTGGAGGAATTGGGTTGCTCTCTTCAGATTCTGTCTGGTTCAGCAGACCCAAGGATGCAACTAAAGATATTGAACTAATCAACAACGCTATAATTGCTACCAATACGATCGCAAGATTTTTTCCATTTTTCATTCATCTCACCCCCTTCATTCCTGTTAGATAAGCCTTGTAGTTTGATGATTGTATTATAGCTTATGAAAGAAAGTTCTATTTATGTACGGGTGACCTTCAATTGAACAAAACTCGTATCGTTCTGTGTGGGCATCCATGCGTAAGTAGATACACGCGCGATTCAAGATTGATTTTTTAGGATAGATAACTGTGCTTTCCCTTTTTCTGTCAGGATGTAGGGTCCTCTACCGCCTTTCCTTCCTTTTTTCAGAATGAGCCCTTGTTGAATGAGATAGTGCATAATGATGTTGAATTTGCTTCGTGATCCACATTGGATGAGCGTTCGCTTCAGTAGCTCTTCTCGCCTTCGGTTTCCCTCATCCAATTCCTCGAGAATAATAACGGTTAACCGATCTTGCTCTTCACGAATCTTACTCACGTTCTATCACCCCATCTGATTGAAACAAGAACTCTTCCAAAGGGGCACGTAGATGGACACCAATATGATACTACGTTTTGGATTTCTTCTCGGATGGTTCGAGTTCCGTAGATTCCTCTTTCGGTGGTGTTGGCTTCGGTTTTGGTTTTGCTGCGGGCTTCGGCTTTTTCACGGGCTCCAGCCAGTCTAGGCTCGCATAGCGAGGTGGAAGATCTACGATGTCTCTTGGGAAGTATCGTTTCCCGTTGTGTAGGAAACTCGAAACCTTGTCCGTTATCTTGAATTTCACGTTTTAACCTCCATCTTGATTTTTCAATGTTTTAGACTCCTTAGAAAAGGGGGAGAATGGGTCACTGTCGTGTGGTTGTGGTCACCACACGCTGTATCAGGTGAGACCGGTGATCTCACAGATGCTTGTTGGGCGTTTGATGCGCGGAGTGATAACCTCGTACACTTTGCCGTCCAGGTTCATGTCCTTGTTCTGCAGCATGAACGTGGTGATGTCTTGGGCGATGCCGACTTCAAAGTTTTCTTGGCCCGGCTGACACACGAGCGCGTTGTCGATGCCTCCATCGCTGGCATACAGGCTGTCACTGATCAGGATTCGGTCGCGTCCGCCACCCAGCAACTCAGCTACCGCGTCAACCAAGAACTTATCCACTGTATCCCATTGTGCGAGTAACTGGGCATACCATGTGGATCGGATTGCCAAGTAGTAGGGACCGTAAAATCCATCAGCCAGCAATTCACCGATGGCTGCCGCGACATAGGTTAAGGCGTTAGCGCTCCAGTCTCCGCCCGCCGTCGTGTTTCGTCCGGTTGCGGTGGCCAAGCCTTCAATGCCTAATGCTTTCCAGCCCGTATACTGACCTGTTAAGAGAAGTTTGTCTTCTTCTTCAGCGACTTGTCTGGCTGCGTTCTCTGCGTGGGACGTTTCAATCGGGATACCACCGTTCCGGCTGCCGATCACATCTCGCCACAGCAGCTGGAAATCCTTGGAGATCACGGGCACGGACACGTCAAACTCGGCGAGTTCAACGCGGTCTCGAGCGCCCGTTTGGCCTTCCATCGTGATAATCGCTTGCCCCATGTCCGTCTGCTTGTACCCTCTCCACGTCTTGATGCCGGCGTGAGGCAGTTTAAAGACTGGAAAGAGTTTACGAGCAATTAACGCCGGGCGCACAGCTTCCACAATGCGCGTGTCAATGTAACGGATCTCCTCATCGGTCAGTTGTCCAGTCTCTAAGCCTACACGTCTCAAAGGTCGCATATTCAGTTCACTCCTACGCGGCAGCAATGCTGTGATAGCCCGCAGTGTTAATCAGCGCTGCAATCTCCGTATCCTCCGCAACATTACTGGACTCCAAAGCAACTGCAATAACAGCACCTGTAGCTCCTGCTGCCCCAACAGCTAGTTTAGCAACCTTGCCATCAGCAGCCAGCACCAGACGATCTCCAGGCGCCACGTTTTCGTTCGCCAGCAACAACACTTTCCCAATGTAGACACCCGTCAACAGTATAGCTCGGTCACCCACTGCGTACGCATCAGACTCCAGTTTGTCTGGAGCAACGTCGAGCTGCCCTAGAACGTTGAGGGCTTTCCCTGCAGCATCCTCTTTGACATCGCCATCGTCTGCGTCATGGATGACGAACCGTCCAGGCAGCATCTTCGCAGCTGTTGCATTAGCGCCTATCGTAACTTCTAATCGGAGAGGATCGCCGTCGATCACTATTTGGTTGGCAGGCTTCTGGATCCACGTGGTCATGCGAGTTGCGCCTCCATCTTACGTTTAGCAGCAGTGACAACACTGATGTCGCCAACCGTCATTCGTGGATCCTCTTCAATGTCGACTCCTGGTCCCGGTCGAATGTTCTTCCTGATCGTCTTCACCTCTAACTTGGCGTATTTAAGGACGTCTCGCATGTTTTGCAGTTCAGTGAGCGTTTTGCGGTGGAGATCCTCCACGCTGAAATGGCTTAATGGTCTAATTTCTTCAATGAGAGATGCTTTGGTCTGGGCTTCGAGCACGTCATTGGCCATTCCAAGCTGCTTCGTCAATTCCACATTGGTGACCTGGAGTTCTCTGATTTTGGTGCGGAGCGCCGCGTTCTCTGCCATGACCTCGTCGACCGCTTTCTCTGCTGGTTTCTCAATGGGCACGCATTTCTCGAGTTCAGAGTCCCAAGTCTCTTCACCGATGATGCAGCCATGTTCATCTTTCGGTTTTTCTCCGCCTTGCCCTTCTTGATCTGCCATTTACCATCACTTTTCTAGTTTGACGGGTTTATTTAGAGACGTGACCCGCACCGCTCGTCTTGTGATCCTAATCACCATGAACGAAACTGGGGAAGTAAACGCTTAGCGCGTTTAATTTCGTCTGCAGATGTTTTCTCGAGAGATTCAGCAGTCACGTCGTGCCCTTTAGCTTCCATCCTTTTCTCAACACGATTCTTCATCCAACTCCATTCAGCCTCGGAATAGTCACCTTTCTCGCGGTTCTCTTCCACGCCAAGTCGCGACCAAGCATTCATCAAACGGTCGTCAGGAACCAGCGGATACTTGAAGTTACAGGGATCTGCAAAATCGTCTTCGTCAACGTTAGCATATTCCTCTGGCTTCGTTAAGTGACCTTTTCCCTCTTTGAAGCTGATCGGGTACTTTCCACAGCGTGCCTTTGCAGCGTCCTCTTTCTTCTCCCGTTCACCTTCCTCTTGGTCTCCAGTGATCTTCGCGGCTAGTGCTTCTTCCAACGCTTTAATTTCTGCCTCAATGACAGTAAGTTCACCCTCCAACTCTTGCTTTCGTTCTTGCGGCAGCTCCTGGCGTGGATACAATATATCCATAATCTCGTTACGCCGTTTTCCAAGGTCACCAATCTTCTGCTTGATCTCTGCAGTGGACAATCCTTCGCCTTCTTGGTCAACACCTTCAGCCTTCCTTTTGATCTCGGCACAATAGGCCTCAGGGTCATCCTTGTCCTGGTTTTTGGCTACGCAATCCTCAAAACTTTCATAGTCTGCGAATGGATCTGCTGCCGCCTTGATTGCCGAGTCTATGCCGATGCCACATAATGGCGGGGCACATCGTGCTTTAGGAACGCCTACAGCTACATGGTCGATCAAGATGTTTCGCTGCACAAAATCGTAATGTTTCCCGTTGAATTCTCCCGGTGTCGCATCATATTCATAAAAGAAGCCGATGCTGACGCCTTTCCTAGTTCCCTTTTTGACATCCTTGAGAAAGGCTCGTGGTGTCTTGCTTTTAAAGAAGCGCAGATGAGTTTTGATTCCGTTCTTGGCGAAGCGCGGGCGTTCAGCACGACCGATGATCAGCTTTCGATCCATAAGAATCAACGTGTCAGGGTGTTCCTCTTTGACCAGCCACGCCGCGTCAGCCGTCCAGGCAGCATTTCGCAATTCATCAGCTGGCTTATAGGCCATGCCTTCCGGGTAACGGAATACGCCTTCTCTGGCAATCACTGCTGGTATGACCAGGCAGCATTCACTATCTTCAACAATATGCGCGGCGTCTAGCAGCGCATAGTCTACGCCAAATTTTCTCACGTCTTCTCCTCCTTCTTAATTACTTGAGAACCAGGAACGGTCTGCTTCTGCAACAGACCTAAAATGAGGTCTCCGCCTTCTATTTCATCGAGAGGCGGATCTTGTGCGGCTCGGATCTCATTCACGGTCATCCAGTTGGTCTGGAGTTGCGTTGCTTGGGCTTTGCTCAGTTCTGTCAAAGCTTTATCTTTCTCGTTGATTTCAAACCCGCCAAGCCAATTAATCTTATAATCCGTAACATTGGTTTTGATCTGCCCGAGTTCAATGAGTTTGTCAATCAAAAACCGTAGGCTAGGTTCATAGCGGCTTTGGGCATCCGAGATGAGTTTAAAATATTCTCGCTCATTCACTTCAGACCCTGCGAGTTCGCCAGCCTGAGCACCCCGTAATATCGCCAGCGGAACCGTGGACCCGGCACTGATGTTTTCCATAATCGCCATGTAATAGTGTTCCGGGTTCAGCGCCCGTCCAGCCAGCCCCTTAAACTCAATTTGCTGCTTCTCGTTATGCAAAAAATATGTGCGTGCATGAATGTTAGCGAAGGCGCCGCTGGCCTCGAACTCGTCCAGCTGCTTTTTGCCAGCGCCTTCAATGGTGATGTCCGGAAACCCAGATCCATATCGATATAGGGTTTGCCCCATGCCCCATCTGATATTGCGCAGGTTGGTGAGGTCATCCCAGACCGGATGTAACACGCTGACGCCCTGCCACGGATGCTCCAGCAGACGTGTTGCAACATGAATAACACGTGAATGATGTACGTGCAGGCGACCGGCATGACCAGCGGATTTAATGATCTTGTACACGACCGGCAGGCCATACCGTTCACTATTAGAGTCTCGCTCCCAATCTACTCCAGAAATTTGTTCAGGCCCATAAGCATACAGATCATCAATCTTTGAAGGCGAGTCAAGAGGATCCTTCAACGATTCCTCCTTATCTTCATAGCCGATGACGATGATCGCCCAACCGTAGCCTCGCTCAAAAATCGCCATCTGCGTAAACACGTCTTTGGCGTTTAGCTCAGAGAATGCTTCTTGGACAGCTTGGTCAACGTTTTCGTCAGGTGTTTCTGCTGTGTCCTCGATATCAAACCAGTTGTCAAAAATGTCGTGCGCCACTGAGAACACGATGCGGTGGGCGACCGGCTCTCGCTTAATGGCGAAAGAGCGATCAGCATCAGTTATCGGCTCCCCGTATTTGGCGCCTAACCCTGGGTTCGTATAGGGAATGCGGATGCTTGGGCCTGTCTGAGCTGATTCTGTAGCAACTCGTGGTTTGCGACGCAAAAATTCGAGGATTCCCAACGATACTCATAGAGAAAGTGAACGTTGGAATGAAAAAGGCTTATTCTGAGCCTGAAATGATAGGAGAAGCCCATAATAAGAGTTTTAATGGAATAGCAACCATGTATAGGTGAGATGCGATGCAACTCACGCCACAGATGTTTCAGGCCTTAAAGCTACAGCTGCAAGGGGCTTCCCCGTACGAGATCGCTCGCATCCAAAAACGGAACCCCCCAGCCGTATACGACAGCTTGAAAGCAGCCAAACGCAACTTCTGGATCGTCAAGCTGCAATTGGAAGAACTGGAACTCCTCGGGTTCTCAGCGAAAATTCCACCACCCAACACAGCTGATGAAGAAGCCTCAACACAGGAAAGGTAAACTTACGAAGGAGGC